CACTGCTTTATAGACCGGTACGCACCGGTCCTCCAGAGTTAGTCTACCACAAATGGTGGGGGTACTGCTTTTGCTCCCCCATCACCCATGGTAGCTCCTCACGCGCCTTGGTGGAATACCACCGCCGTCTCCGGCGGTAACATCCCCGACCACGTAGTGGTAGTGTCCCATTGAAGGGTTCTTCCCACCGGTGATCATGCCAATACGCCACCATCGCCAATACCTCCTCCTCACGGAAGAGTCGACGCTTAGAAGGAATGAAGCTGAGCCCCCACATTTTTACACGGGGGGCCCAGAGTGATTCTAGGTCCCTGGACGTCATGTCCGTGGGATCTAGCTCACCGATTGGACGTAAAAATCCAAAATCACCTTCATTACCGTATGGCAGAAATGCAGGACGGGGTACCACTCGCTCGACGGCGAGCAAGGCACCTCGAAATATAGCATCGCGCGCAACGCCGTCACAACGGCGTATAGCAAGGCGATGTATCGCATTTGCCATAACGTAGACCTCGGGTTCATCCCTTGGTACCTCTTCTAAGTGTATGGGGGTAACGTCAAAGCCGTGGAAATAGTGAACTCCACAGCTCTCGTAAAATGGCCCCGAAGCGAAGGACTTGTCAAGGTTCACCTGACAGCCTGCGGTTTCAAGAACCTCAACTAGGAGTTTATAATCCCCAGCTGAAACGATGATGTCATCCCCAAATACGGATGGCGAAAACCCGGATCCTGTGTGCATAGCCACGGCCTTCGAGAGAGCCCAGAAAATCAAGGACTCCAACTCAAAGGTGTAGCCATTGCCCATCGAGGACCACTTGTGGAACAGGTGCCACTCCCCTTGCGAGAAGTACCATCCTGATCGTAAGTCGGACAAGGCCTGAACCCAATCCTCGGGCAGAAGCATTACAATAAGCTTCTTGGCTAACATGTCGGATGCCATGGACAAATCAACTGTAGCTAAACCTAGTTCATAGGCAAGCTCAGCCCACGACTGATTGATCTGTTGAGTATTTAGATCAATCCCAACTTTCCTCAGAACTGATCGGATATAGCGACCCATCCCGAGCTGCAGGAATACATTACCTGTTGGCTCACAATGGATAGTACGTCCGGTTTTCGCGTTCTTCGGAACTACAAGGAGGCGCCCGCCCTTAACCACATAGAACTCGGAATCGAGTATGCAGCATGGCCCTTCTGCGTCTATACCCCTGGCTCTAAGCCATGTAGGGTTCGATAGCATATAGGCCTTCAGGTACGGCATCGCCGTTCGCGTGACCTCAAGAGGTTGTTGAAGCATTTTGTCAACCAGGGTAGCCTGGCTCCCTTTCAAGGAAGCTGTAGCGCCTGGTCCCATCTTGCAATGAGGCAACCATTTTCGAGTGTCATACTTACCAAGGACACGAGCGATGAGCTTTTGTGCGGTGGCGAAAATGCCACCAACTTCTAAGCTCGCCCCGCGAGGGGATGTCGCCCTGCCCTTATTGGTCCGATTGAACTCTAGACAGGCCTCCTCCGCACGTTTGAATGCGCGGAGAGCAACTGCTTCTAGATCTACATCGGTCTCCAACCCTTGATACTTCCTCAGGTAGGAGGTGACAATATAGTCATTGTGGAAGGCAGTGGCATTGCAATAATCCTCGGGTTTTATCTGGTAGTTAGCCAGATCCTGGTGTTCGCCGTATTTATAGCGTAACCAGGCCCCAAGGCTTACGGGTGTATCGACTCCTTTGCATAAAGCAAAGAATGCGTCCCTGACCAACTTGGTCGGGTCCTGGACTCTTATAAGGCCCATGGGATTTACTCCTAGTGGTAGCGGACGGGTTTAGTATACCGCCTCGCTATTGCCGACAATCGCCTTGGCGAATTGCAGGGCTAGGAACTGAGACGCAAAGGTAAGGATGGTTTCCCGATCCTCCTTAGTCGACTTCGGATGAATGATCATGTCGATGTGGCAGCGGTTCGTGCCGAGCAAGACCGGGTAGGTCTCGCCGGACGGAATCTCCACCATTGGCAGAGCAAAGTGGAACCGATGACGGAGGGGATCATTACCCCCCGAACTCCGCTTCAGTGAAATGCTGAGAGACGGAGCAGCAACGGGAAACTCGGACTGATCCGAGTACCACCAGCTCACACGATCTTTATCCGGCCCGGACGGGTTGTACGTATGGGCGACAGGAGTCGCTTGTGCGTCGTTGAGGACGAGCGTTGTTACTGCAGGCATGTTAAATACGCCTTTGTAGTAGGGACGTCTCCCGGAATGGTTTCTTAGGCACGTCTGCCCTTCTGTATGAAGGTCCGAAAGAGGGCTGCAGCATCAATCATTTGCTGTGACCTCAGATCAACCTGGACTACAGGTAGGCGTGGCAACGGAAATCCACCGAGGGATTCTCGGCTCATCTCCTTTGCAATCCTTTTCGACTGAACGCTACCGTAGTAACGTCTTGCCGTGGTGTCATAGCTATACTCCTGACGACCTTGAGAGGTCTTCTTTGAAGTAGCTGTCGACCAACCCATATCCAGTGTATACCCGTACCCGAGCGCCCCTTCTAAGGACGCGAGGACCTGTCCTATGTCGTAAAACCAATCGACAACAAAGGACAGCGGCATCAACTCCCATGCAATAGTTGCTGGGTTTAACGCCGAATAACGGGACATGTCGTGGACCCACTTGTGTTGCATTGAAAGAAATGCACCAATCTCGTGGCGGAATGTGCCCTTCTGATCGAAGGTCCATGCCGGTGACTCCACTACCACTGGTTGCCTGATCTGTGATAGTCGTGGTCGCCCGGCCGCGAAC